TTGGTGATCGATTGACTCTTCCATTTGCTTAGTTTGCTGTGCGGCCCACGCTGAAGAGCCATAGGGATTTCGCACCTTCGGAGCTTGGGCGATCATTGGGCGGCTCATGAGGGCGTAGCGGCACATATCGTAGGCGTCATCGCCCGAGAGAGGATCGCCGTCAGATGAATCAACTTTCAAAACATCTTCTAAGCGGTCCGGGTCGTGCTGCATTCTCGTGAGCGCATCGAAAGTAATTGGGCATGTGTTGAAAATATAGAATCTCGGCCGGCCGTCTTTGCCCTCTGGCGTGGTCTTCTGCCACGCGAGATAGTTTCGAACTTGCTGCGCGCCTTGAATGCGATCGATCTCCGCGCGTGAGAGTTGAATTTCATGTGCTGCGAATTCTTCCGCGACCGTTGGGCTTGAGCCCTTATCGTGCGACGAAATTACATTCTTTTGGGCCCATGCGTCCCATCCTGCAACAACAGGATTGAGGAGCTTGGTGTCTTCGAATTGGTTAACGTGTTTGGAAAATTGATCAACCCGTAGCCCCGCCTTGATAAACTCCCGATAAAGGAAAACGTTTCCGTCCTCATCGTTGGTGAACCAGCCAAAAGCTGCGGGATGGTTAAATCCAAAATCGTATGAGCCGAAACGGGGCCAATGACGAGGAATGGGAAAAGGCTCAATGAAGTGAACCTCGCGCCGAATCTCACCAAAGAATTGGCCCGCAAAGATGTCCCAATCACCATATCGATAGGCCTTTCGTAACGCTTCGTTTGGTTCAGAATTTAATCTGTGAACATAATCAGGATCGTTTTCGAGGAGCGCTGGGTTGTCGTCCACGAGCGCCTTGATGAACGCATGGTCCTCTGGGCGCTCGCGCTCTGTGAATCTTCGTTCGATAAAGAGACGCTTAAGCCATGTGTGGCCAACGCCGCCCGGGTTCCCCGTGAGCAGGCACCGCGGTTTGATTCCGGCTTTGCTCGAGCGGTTTGAGCCCAGAAGTGTTCGAAACATTTTCTCGAGCCATTGACCGGCCTCTTCGATTGCAAGGTCGTCATATTCTCGGCCCTGGTACCGCTCGACGTCTTTGGCGTTTTCGCAGTGGCAGAATTCGATTGAGGAGCCATTGGGTAAAGACAAAAGCTTTTTGGAATCGTTCCAATATGCCTTAAGCATTGGGAATTCTTCAAACAGGGGCCGGATGTGATTGCCCTCGAGTTCTTTGTAGGTGCGGCGAAAGAGCGCGGCATGAGTTCCCGGATAACGAAGCCTGCGAAGAAGCAGGATAAGCCTCACGCCCTTGGATTTCCCGCCGCCTTTCGCGCCACCGAAAAACGTAATCGGCGTGCTCTCAACTGACTTGAGAAACTGCTTTTGCTTTGGCTGAAGAGAGATGTGGAGCTCTGTCATTTAATACGGCGGCAGTAGTTTGAACCACCACCGCTCCCTAAAGGAATCGCGCCATTTATTTAATAGCTGGAAAATTGTTAAAGGCTGCTCAGGGGCCCTTGGTGTCTCATTTCGATACGAAATAGGCAGATGAAGTGCTGCGTTGAGATCGTCCAGCTGGTGAAGATTGGCCATGTTCTCTTTTTTCGCGTCGCGATCGTGGCCCAAGGCTTTATTCATCGCCCGGACATTTTCCGCATTTTTCACGAATTCAGGATTCAGGCGCTCGCGACAGGCCGCTGAGATTTCTCGTGAGTTCTTGGACCGAAGCTTCGTGGCATAGGCAGCAACTCGAGCCATCTGCTTTTCGTTGAGATTGAATTCGTAAAGCTCGCGGCCCTCGGCGTTGCGCTTACTCTGGGTCATCGATGACCTGAGCTTTCTTGCCCGTGTAGTCTTCCAGGATCACTCGGAAACCCTCTTCGCCGGTCGTGTGCTCAACGGCCTTGCGTTGCGGGTAAAGGTAGCGGCAGGCTTCTTTGGCGGCGTGTAGGCGGTCGCCTATCTCAATTGGAGACAGTTCATCAAATTTTTCCGGCATTCCGTCTGGGGTCGGTAGCCAATCTTTGATTGGTTTGAGTCCGAGCGTTTTCCAGTCGTTCCCGGCAATCAGGCAAAGAATCTCAAATGGATGAACTTTCAGACGATCCGCGATCGCCTGGAGCTCGTCCGTCTTTCGATTCGTGCTGCCCTTTTGTCTAGACATGGTTAAAAACTCCTACTTTATGCTGCTTTTGGAGCGTCCGGATAGAGTTCACATGCCTTGATGTTGGCCCAGGGAACGAGCACGCGGCGTCCGTTCTTGCCGGAAACTGCGGTCACGCCATCGCGGCCGACTTCTAAGAGCGTGCCCCTTTGCGCTTTGATAGAGAGGACAGTCCCAAGGAGGTGAGTACCGAGCCCAAGCTCCACCGACTTCGCGTAGGTTTTTCCTGGTTCGATTGGTGCGGCTTCTCCTGGTTCGTTTGCTTTTGGGGCCGCGTGTTCAAGCTTGCTCGTTTTCGCCATTTTTCTTTTCCTTCTCTGATTTCTGTTAAGGCTTCGTTAACCATTTCTTTGCAGTCTTTGCGGAATTTCATGAGCACGGCCGCGTCCATATAGGGCGGCTTTTTCGTATTCATTTTTTTGAGGAGCATCCGCTCGAGCGCGCGGCGATTGCCTCGAATTGAGAAATCGACCTCATCAAGCCGTTTTTTCATTTGGAATCTTTCTATAGAGAGAAAATGGATTGAAAATTAATTCGGGATATTTCTTGGCGATGGCTTTCATGTCGTTCGTGTTCTGCGAGAATTGGAGCGAGCGCTCGTCAGGGAATACGAATCGAATCAGCTCTTTTGCGATCTCGAACCGGCGCATATCGGATTTCGTGTAGGCGTAGTGAATCGTCTTATCTTCAAAGATGAGATATCCAAGGATCGTGTTCGCGTGTTCGTTTTCGCAAGCGATGAGAACCGTCGAAACGCTGAGGATGTAGTCGATGACTTCGTTGAATTCTTTGAAAAAGACTCGCACCGAGCAGGATCTGCCGAGCGAGGATTCCTTTTTCATGGATTTGAGAAAGGAACTGGTAATGAAGTTCAGATCACTAGGCAGCGGTTCTCGTATTTTGAATGCTGCTGGCTGCTTCACCGGTATCGCCTTTGGGTCCGCGTAACTCTTGCGGTCTCAAAGAGAGAGGATTCCCGGCATGAGTCTCTAGGCCCAGTGGCTCGCGCCGCCCAGCCGAACGCCCAGGTAAAGAACGTAGGCGATGAATTTGCCAACACCTTGGGCCAGGCATGCCTCGCGTAGAAGCTGGTCGGCAGTTAGGCGATCTGGGCATGGATGAAGCTTTGTGATGGGGTCGGCGGTGTAAAGCCAGTCATGGAGAGACGCCGCGAGATTGGCCCGGTCGCCGAAAATATCAAAAACGATCGGAATGCGCGGAATGCTCGCGAAATCGGTAACGAACCCGGCCGGCGCGGAATAGGTCACGCCGGAATCCGCGAGATAAATTAGGGGGGCAAGAAGGCGCCAGGTTCCGCGGCCCTCATCGGTTGAGTCGTCGTCTTGAATTTGTTCCGCCTCGAGGGAAGAAAGAAACTTACCCACAAGCCGACATTGTTTTTCTGGATTGCTGCTCGTCGAGATGATTCTCGTTGTCGAGAAGGCTATGGATGCCCTTGATCAGGCCCTTGTAGCGCTTTACGACCATTCTGGCGGATTTTTCGGAGCATTTAAGTTTGCGGTAAATATCGGTAATGAATTCTCCGCTCGCATAAAGGGTCAGAACCTTGCGCTCGAAGGCGGGCATTTCTTTATAGTGAGTAAGGAGATGATCAAGAAAGAGGAAGAAGTCTAAGACCTTGTCCCTGCATTCGAAGCTATTTGTCCGAAGGTCAGGTTGAGAGAGGTTGCCGTGATCGTCTTCGTGATCGCTGAATCCGCTATCGATAAGTTTCTTTCGCCATTCGGCCTGTTCGCGCCGAAGAATTTTGCAGGCATCTTTGTCGCTCATGGCCCAGTTATCGGCGAGGGATTAAATTAATTTAACTAAACTAGACCTATTTTAGTTAAAATCTCACTATGGAGCATGATTTGATGACAAGGGGAGCTGGCGCGAAATTGTCGCGACTTGATCTCATCACCAGAGTCAAAAGCCTCTCTCATCGGGAGGGGTTGGTTATTTCTCTCTATTACATGGATGATTTGAGTTTCGCGGAAATTGCGATCGTGCTCAGGATTTCAGAGTCACAAGTTTGGACGATTTATGCAGATGCGATCGGCCACATTCTTTCTCACGCTCTTTAGTTTCAAAATGAAACGGCACTTGTCGTAAGTGGACACGTGGCGCTATTTACCCTTCGGATTTGTCGGACCTCTAACTGCGATTTCTCCGACGCTCGTGTTCAATGTAATTGTTGAATCTGGAGGTGGTGGCCGTCCGCCGCCGACCATCTTCCCCCAAAGACCCATCATGAACTCATTATGAGAATGTGAATCAATTGTGATCGCGAGAATTTTGATTCCTTCGCGATCGGCATAGGCAGATATCTGAACCAAGAATTCCTCAACGCTCATTTTGTTTTGCCCGCAACAATCCATCACGCCTCCGTGGCTATTCAAGCAAGCGGTCGTTTCAATACGAGCGTGCGCATATCTTCCAAATGGGCTTTTGTCGCCTTCAGTTCGGCAGTCGTCGCACTCTCTGGCATAATTTCCATTTGCTGAAGCGCCGAAGCAAAGGCTTTAAGCATGTCAATTTGATCGCTATGAAGAGAGAACATACTGGTTTCAAAAGAGTAGTCGTCTTTCGCTTCATGGACTTTGAATTCCATGGTGTATGAAAGCTTGCGCTGATCGTCGTAAATTGCGATTTCCCAGGCGTTCCGATCTATTCGGCGCTGAGCCATTCCTTTGATCACTCTTCCCCCTTGCTTGCGTTCTGGGCCAGCGCTGCCTCGATAATGAAGGCAATTTCTATATTTGGAAGTGCTAGCTTACCGATCTTCTCAAGAGCCTCTCTCAGCCGCTTCACTTCCTCCGCCATCGCCTCACGACCGGCGTCGTAGCCATTTATGAATGCTGTTCTAAGTTTTCCTGCTTCTCTCCCTTGGTTTCCATGCAATCCGGGACTGTCTGGATATTCTTCTTTTGCCAGTTCCTCACGCGTGACTGTATTATTCAACGGTGGGTCTGGCTCCCAAGTGCAATCGAGATCGTATCCACCGCAGAGTGGACATTTGTCGGATTGTGACTGCGCGCTCATTTGTATTCCCTTCCCCACTGATCAGTGAACTTGCCATCGACGAATTTTAACCAAGGCCGCCACGACACATGCGTAAATGGAAAATCGACTTTCGTCTTCGCGTCTCTGCGGTTCTTAGCGACGACGTGCTGTGATCGACCGCCGTCGCGGTCATCATAAACGATATAGACGCGACCCTCGTTGTCGGCTCTGGCAACACGTTCGCTCATAAGTCTCCAATCAAGATCCAGCCAAGAAGTCCGAAGTCATGAACCCATACCTGATGAACCACAATCCCACCGATAGTTACCTGCGGCTCTGCGATGTCTACATCCGACCAACTCAAATGGTTGAGACTCTGAATACCAATGATATCAAACTGCGGGTGGTACCAAACAAGATCCGGCGTGATTCGACAGAAGTCATTTGCTGTTGCGTACTTCTGCTTTTGTTTTTCAGTCATTTCCCCTCACTTGTCGTCGTGGCTTTAGGTGCCCGTGCTCGTAGTAATTCCGCGCGCATCATTAAAATTTTGCATCTGATGTTAGCGATCTCAAGACGCTCAATCGACATCTCTTTATAAAGGACATCTTCAATCACGCTTAAATCTTCGATAGTCAGTTTTTCACTTCCCATCGGTAGCTCGCGGAGGCTCGACCGTCTCATCGCTTATTTGACCCGTGCCTTCACAATGGATACATAGAGTTCGATCTGACTCCGGGCTTCCGCAACACTCATTACCGTTTGGTTTCTGGCAACAAACCTGAAAATAATAATATCCATCTTCACAATAGGGGCATGGCTTCACTGGCGCCCCTTTGCTTTTGGATTCAGTGATGGATATGTCTCTGTCGATGAACAAACCGGGCAAGGCAAAAACCAGTTTTTGTATTTCTTATCCTCCGGTGCCTCACTGTGATCGAATGAAACTTTCCATTCGCAAGCGCAATCGAGACATATAAAATCACACCATACGGCTTGAGCGGTCACTCTCGCTCCTTTGCTTTTGGAGCAGCGCTGGCCTCTTGCGCTTTTTTCTCCTGCTCTTCAATTGTCTGTTTCCGGTATTTAGAAAGAGTTTCGAAGGCTTCGTTTACTTGAAAAGGCACCGTGTAGTAGTGCCGGACACCATAGTAAAGTTCATATTGAATGCTTGCGAACACCGCCATCTCGCGCATTTCGCTCGGGCTAAATTGCGCTTGGCGAATCATCGCTGTCATTGCGTCAACCATGTGCTTATACATGGAATCTTGTTCGTATCGTTCCTGCGGTGTTTTCACCTGGACTCCTTTTGTGCTTGGAAAGCAAGACGTCGCTCTTGCTGAATTTTGAGAGCCTTGCTTGCTCCTGCGCGCAACAAATGAATTTCGCTGCAATGCTCACACACTCCATAAGAGTTGCACGGCGAAACGCCACACTCGGCTAGACATTGAAGCTCAAGCTTTGTTCTTGCCCAATCTTCAACGGCATCAACAATTTCAGCTCGCTCTGTTTCGTCTGTCGTCATCTTTACCTTTCGCGCACACAGGCGCCGTGGACTTTGCCGCTTCTAATTCGTCCAATTGTGGTTCTCTGGACTTTAAGATCGCGAGCAATCGACGAACAGCTCTCGCCTTTCGCCAAACGCTTCCTTATAAAGTGCACAGCCAAAAATCACACCATTCACCGTCGAAAGCATATTGGTGGCCAGGATCATCCAAAAGATTTCTCGCGTCATTTGTATGCCTTAGCCTCAGATCGGCTGATCATATCGACCAATAAATCTAAGCTCTTTGATGTCAGCGCAGTTCCGGTCTGGATCGACCATGCGCAGACTATTTTGTCGATGGATCTTGGTTCAAGCGCTGACTCCCAGCCATACCTGAAACAATCGGTTGCCATGGCAATATTCAGCGCGTCTGGAAGCGCATCCCAGGCCTTGCGGCATTCATTAGTCATTTTTGGTCTGCTCATTTTCCCTCACTTGTCTTCAATGATCAATTGCCAGTACTTTCCGCTAGTTATAAATATCTCATTTTTCCCCTTGCGAATGCACGCAATGCGTGTAATACTGTATTCAACAAGGAGACGAAAATGAGAACACCGGAACAGATTTTTGAAGAAACGATGAAAGACTATAACCAAGAGGAAATCGAAGAGGGTTCTTTCGTTAGCGTTCCTCTTCTGAAAACTGAAGTTAAGCCCTTCGAACAGTTTCTTCGTGACCGCTTTTACTCGGTCGACTCTTTCGAAGAAGACAGTCAAATGTTCATCTCTTTTGAATGGGACGGCGCTGATGACCAATAAGCAGCCCACTCCTGAAATAATCCGCAAGACCCGCGACAAAGCGAAGCTCACCCAATCCCAGGCTGGCGAGCTGATCGGCGCGCCTCTCCGCACATGGCAGGACTGGGAATACGGCAAGCGCAACATGCCGCCTGCTAAATGGGAATTATTCCAAATTAAACTTAAAAACACCTAGACCCACGTCTTTCACTGGCCGCCTGCGCGGCTGTTAATATTTATTCCAATCGACTTCGTCCTGCCAATAGCCCGAAGTGAATCCGGATATTCTGTAAAATGCACCATTTGATCGAAAATCGAATTCACAGAAACTTTCCCCCTCGGCATTCAAAAGCTCAAAGACCATTGGATTTGGTCCGTTTTCATCTTTGGACCCATAAGCTTCTTCGTTAAAATTGACTTTAAACCCACGATCTCGAAGGCGAGTAAAAAACGCGGTGGCTAATTCCAGATCAGTCATCATTTCCCCAATCGTTTGCTTATAAAGAACACGCGTGCCTAAAAAACATTTTGCCAATCCATTACGCCCGCTAGTTTTTGCACCTGTTGTATCAATGCCTCTGGAGCATCTTCCCACTCCAGCCATTCGCCGGTTTCCACGTCTAAAATCTCAAAACGTTTAGCGTCTATATTCAGTGGCGTTGAATCCATAAGTTTTTCAAGCCTTGTCCAATACCGGCCGTGCTCGCCTTGAGTCTGATCTATTTCGACGGCATCCTCGCTGTAAAACCAAAACTCCCCATGCTCATCGAGGATCTCTAATTCATCTTTGTTTTTGTCCCAGAATAAAAACAAATCCATCAAGACCACCTCTCGCCTCTCGAGCAACCAATCACGCGAACGCGGCTGGGAACTCAACACTCGAAATCAATTTATATTCCGGCAAAATAATTTCATTACTGAGCGCAAACTCTTTGATCCAATCGCGCGTCACTTTCGCGACCGAATTAGACTCTGGAGTTTCGCCTTCGCGGATCGCCAAGAACCAACGCTCAGTCGGGCTATCAGCTTCCGGCTTTAGTCCATTTGTCAGATGCTCGTATTCTTCTTTTCGAACGCGCGCGATAGTCCCGACGAAACATGCACAGTCGCCAGAATATGACGTGCCGTCGATTTTGCCTTTCATCAGCGCATCTAGAAGCCCAATGACCTCGGCTTTCGCCAGCGTGAGCCGCTTGAAGAAATCCTCTTTGATAGAGCTAAGGTCCGCATAGCGAAGGTCCGCATAGCTAAGGTCCGCAGAGCGAAGGTTCGCAGAGCTAAGGTCCGCATAGCGAAGGTCCGCAGAGCGAAGGTTCGCAGAGCTAAGGTTCGCAGAGCGAAGGTTCGCAGAGCGAAGGTTCGCAGAGCGAAGGTCCGCATAGCGAAGGTTCGCAGAGCGAAGGTCCGCATAGCGAAGGTTCGCAGAGCGAAGGTCCGCATAGCGAAGGTCCGCAGAGCGAAGGTCCGCATAGCGAAGGTCCGCATAGCTAAGGTCCGCAGAGCGAAGGTTCGCAGAGCTAAGGTCCGCATAGCGAAGGTCCGCAGAGCGAAGGTCCGCAGAGCGAAGGTTCGCAGAGCTAAGGTCCGCAGAGCTAAGGTTCGCAGAGCGAAGGTCCGCCCGCTCGCCATCCGGCTCGCCGACAACCCATTTCCGATGCTTCTCTAAAACATTTCTCAATTCTTGTTGGTCCATACTTCTCCTAGTTAAAATTCACTGCAAGAGGCCATGCAGGCGGTTCACGACAGCTGTTCAATCGATAAAATCTCGCGTTCCATCTCCACGATCTTTCCAATTTTAGACGTCACCCGTGCAGATTTAAAACCATCGATAGCGCGAATTTTTTCTAAAGATATCTTAAACGCTTCAAGCCTGGTTTTCAAAATCTCAATTCTAGCGCGAGGATCTTTAATCAATCGCCGAGACGCCGAAGATTGATATTTTCCTTTTCTGAGAATTTTCATTTCGTCACCCTTCGAAGTTCTTCCATGTCCGGAATAAAGTATGTGCTGTAGGCCATCTTCGGATCAAGCCCGGCTACTTTGCAAATAAGCATGATGTTCGATCCAGGGGCATTGATCGCCCGAGTGATTGCGCTTTTTCGCAGCCAATGAAACTTACCGACCACGCATGCGGCTCGCTTGCAGGTTGCCCAGCTAGAGGCGAATCCGTCGCGTCCGATAGATTTCTGCGGATTAATCGGCGACGGAAAAACATACGGCGAAACAATTCCCATTTCAGCATGCCGCTGCTCAAGGATTTTAAACAAACCTTCGAGACGGTCGTTGTAGGGAATTTCTCGAGGCTTTCTGATTTTAGTATCCTGCGCCTTCAGATTGATGAACTGATTTTTGCGGTCAATACGGTCCCAAGCTAAAAGAGCGATCTCGGATCTTCGCATAAAGTGCGGGCACCCCATCACAAGCTTAGGTAACAAAAGCCAATCGGCGTTGGCCTCGAGTCTATCCGTTTCTTCGATAGAGTAAACTCGCCCCTGTTCGGTCTCTGGATCTGGGTCCGTGAGTCTCGGCCTGCGCCAACCCCGAGGAGCCTTCTGATTTTCTTCACAGTGTTTCATCAACATCGAAAGCCACTTTCTCGCATTTGCAAATTTAAACTCATTATGCCGATCTCTTCGAATTCCAGGAATCAAAACCGTAGTCCACCAAATATTATTAATCTGATCTAAATGCATCTGATTTAAATATGGTCGTAAATTTTTCCACGACGATTTGATCGATGAAATTGTCCCCTGTGATTTCGTCTGACTCATTCCTAAAAACCATTCGTTCCAAAGTTGTTCGATTGTCGGCTTAACTTCTGTTTCTTCGCCCATCATTTGGGTCAGCTCAGCCAGCCTCGCTCTGATTTCTTTTTTATCGTCCATGATAAAAATCCTACCCCTTAATGCACATTATTTGTTTAAGCTCTGCAATAATCTCGACCAAATCCCTTTGATTTTCCATTACTGTCGCTATGTCTTTATAAGCACCCGGAATTTCGTCAAGGACGCCCTCATCTTTTCGACATTCAACACCAGATGTCTGCGCCGCAAGCTGATCAAGAGAGAAAGTCTTGCGAGCTTGGTTGCGCGACATTCGTCTCCCTGCTCCATGAGAACAAGAATCAAACGATTGAATATTTCCGAGCCCCCGCACAATGAAAGATTTTGCTCCCATCGAGCCGGGAATGATTCCCATGTCTCCACTTCGAGCGCGGACGGCTCCCTTTCGAGTGACCATCACGTTTTCGCCAAAGTGATTCTCCCATGCAACGTAGTTATGATGACAATTTACTTCGTTTGAAGTCGTGACCTTTCCGTTTTCTCCAAAGATTGCGAAAGATAAATCCTTCAAAACCCGACCCATCATCTCATGACGGTTTTGCATCGCGTATTCTTGGCACCACTGAAGGTCCTTGATGTAATCATCAAACTCAACGGTCTCTCTCGGCAAATAAGCTAAATCCGGGTCCGGCAGTTCAACAAAGAATTTTTTCATCAAACCCTTGGCCGTATCGATATGTTTGCGGGCTAAAAGATTCCCAATGCCGCGAGAACCAGAATGCAGCATCACCCAAACACTGTTTTCGGTATCTAGACAAATTTCAATGAAGTGATTTCCGCCACCGAGAGAGCCAAGCTGCAAAGAAGCTTTCTTTCGAAGATTTTTGCTCTGAGATTCAAAAACCGGATGACTGAATCCAGTCCATGACTCAACGGTTAAGCTAAGAGTATTATTTTGATCAAATCCGACCGGGATAGACCGCTCAATTGAATGACGAATCTCTTTGATCTTTTCTTGGACAATTCGGTGATCAAGATTCGTTTTGACTGCCATCATTCCACAACCAATGTCGACACCAACACAGGCCGGACAAATTGCATTCTTAGCTGCGACTACCGAGCCGACCGTAGCACCTTTGCCGAAATGAACGTCCGGCATGACTGCAACGTGTTTGAAAACGAAAGGAAGGTTCGCAGTGTTCTTCAGTTGTTGAATCGCTTCGGGTTCGACGTCACTTTCGTCAGACCAAACTTTTATCGGAACTCTTGAGTCATTGAGAACGAATTTCATTTTCATCCCTCGTGGTGAAGACGCAAGAATGCCTAAGAGAAGACTTGCGTTTATTCTTTAAGATTCAACCTCTGTACCCGATTCTATTCCCGGTAGGCCCAGTATTCATCAGTCTAAAGAAGGATCGAGGCCAGGGAGTTGATTCCCCTTGCCTGGAGCATTGCCACGCGAGGTTGCTGCCAGGGTCATCGCCTTCAAAAAAGAACTATCCCACTATGGAGCCAGTCGCTTTTCAGCCCTTGTTATGCCATCCCGATCGCCGATGTCGGATAGCTATGCTACTGCCCATTGACAGGAGTCTCCCAGAGACCAAGCAAAATATAAGCCGGACGCGCAAATCTTGCTTTTGGGACACTAACAAGGTGCCCCCATGGCGACTTTTAGAATTTGACGAGTGGAGTGCTTTGAGGCATTCTTCAAGGCAATTCTTGAGTCGCGTTGAGAAGATTAGCGAACCCGGATGGCGAAAGTCACCGGGTTTTCTTTTTTGAGCTGAAAAAATTCTTTTTAATCATCCTCCAGATCAATAAATTTCGATAATAAGCTCACGAAAATAATAATGAAAATAGCCAAGAAGCAGAGCGCCAAATATTTGAGCACGCAGATCACAATTTTCCATCCCCAGCGTTTCCATTTTCCATGAGCCGGGTCCAATCGTCTTTCGACATTGGTTCAACCCCGTGCGCGAGTCGATCCTCGCAATAATCTTTGTAAGCGCATGACTGAAGGCTGGATTCTGGAAGAATCAAGGTGTCTCTCCATGGATTTTTTGGCCTTACTTCGCCGTCAACGATCACTAAAGATTCATGCAGCGCCTTAGTCATTTTTCACCTCGTCATCCCAATCAGGTTCTGTAAATGCGGCTTTTTCTTCTGGCGAAATTATTTGCGAAAGCCTGCTCGAGGTCGGCGAGGCGAGAGTTTTCGGCTGCTCGGCCTGTGTCAGGTCATTGGATTCATCGTCATTCGCTATTAGAGCGTCAAGGTCTGTCGAAGACGGTAGGCGTTTACATAGTAGGCGGGTCACGGTCTTGCACGCCATACGATCGAACCACGTTGCCCAGGGGCCATATTGAACCTTGCTCACGGCCTTGCGCTTCAATATTTGCTCAAGACTCATGACTTCGATATAGCGCGAGCCGTCTTTAGTTATGGCCATCGCGAACGCTCCGATGATTTCGCCGCGATCTCCGAAATGGTCCGGAGTATGGATAAGGTGCTCGCCGGAATCATCCGTAAATTTTTTAAATCCATCGTTAGCATGGACCACGTCGGAGGTGATAAAAGAAAGCTCTCCGGAATTTCTGAGCTTTTTTAACAAACCCCCTATCATAATCATATACTGAACAGTCGGCCCGGCCTTTCCTTTGAAAACGACGAGAGCCGCCTCTCTATTATCCAAAAGAACGCCATCGGTCGCAGCCTTAAGGCACGCGGAGAAAAGGCTATTGCGATCGGCAGCGAGAAGCTCAGGGTTTCCCTGGATCGTCGTCATTATGACCCGAGCGAATTTGTCCGAAGAAATATGCGCAGGAAGAACCTTTTTAAACTCCCCGCCCATTCTATCTAAATTAGTTCTCAGCGCGTCGATTGGTTGGATAGCTTTAGTGCTCATTTCTTTTCCTTTACGAAGTTTACGCGAAATCCTCTATAGCCCTTACGATCAAACGCCTCGACCCGACCGCCCTCGACAACGCCAGCCGAAATCGAAAACCCAGCGCCCAAGACTTTTTCTGCCGAACCAATTTTCATAAGCATTTTCGATTTCATCTCAGCGCGACGGCCCTCTAAGAATTTAATTTCCTCGCCGAGAGATCTATACTCATGTGCCGCAGTGGCGATTTCAATATCACCCTCTGCATTCAAGATCTTACCAGGCTCGGCGAACCCATAGAGACGAGAAATGAATTCAGCATCGCGAACGAAGTCCGGCTTCGGCTCTCTGTCTTCAATCAAACTATACATGAATTCTTTAACTTTTGTTTCGATTGCCGAAATGACTTTTTCGTCTCGCTCACGACGAATTTTGACAATGCGATTTCCACCAACCAGGGCTGCGATAACTGCGTATTTTTTCTCGGAAACCGCAAGCTGGTGCTGCACCTGGAGCTCATAATGAGGAGGCGCTTCGATGTTATCGCCGTCAACAATCCAGCCGTCTTTGAAAATGAATGAATCGACGTTTTTCACCTCAAGAATTCCCTCGTCGTCGAGAATCTCGAAGTCAAAAGACGCGCCCATAAACTTATCCTCTTGGCGGATATACTCATCCATGCGGCGAATTTTCAAGCCATCATCTTCCGCCACCCCATGAGCAATCGCATCTTGCAATCTTGTGCCCCATGACATTCTCTCGTTTTTATGAAAATCAACGATCTCTTGATTTTTCTTTTGATGCCACACCTCAAAAACCGTTGTCCACGGCGATAGTCCAAACAGCGCCGAGACCTCGGTGGAGGTCACATCTCGAAGCCGTAATTTCAGCCACTCTTCTTGGTTCTTTGGGATAAATACTTGTTTCATAAATCACCATTTCTGCCAGGGGGCGCGCCCTGTAAGGAAAATTTCTTCATTAATCATTTTTGCAAAAAAGAAGGCCTTCGGAAGATCCAACATTTGTTCTTTTAGCTCCTCTGTAATCTCAACCTGATCATAAAAGCTTTTCGTCTTGTCATAGACGAGGGCAAGCGCCTCGGGCGCGTTGGTTGCGAGCGGTAACTGAACCTTAACTATAAATTGTTTCATTCTTCCTCAACTTCTTTCCAGCCGGATTCGATGCCGGTGCATTTGGCTTTGTTTAGCGCCTTGAATTCAATTTCATTTTCAATTTCACGATAAGCCGCGCGGTGATCTCGAATGAAGGCCGCCGCATCAATTTTTATAAGACTCTCTTGGAAAGTCGTTTTGCAGGTGTGAACTATGTAAATCTCGCAAATTTCACAATCGATGATCTCAAATTTATCCGGGCCGTCTATATTCGGAGTTCGCAAAATATCAACCAGGGCCGTACATTGAAACTTAAACGGCGTCAGCGAGGGCACAATAAAAGAATCGTCTTCGCCGAAGAAATCTTTGAATCGCTTGAGATATCGCATCTGATGTCTCCTATTTAACTAAACTGAACTGTAATCAGTTTAGCGCGCCGCACGACAAAATGCAAGACATTTTTTAAGCAGTTGAGAGACTGTGCCAAATCGAGTATATTGCTGGCTATGAAATACAAGCAGATAGAAAAGATTACAAGAAGCGGCTCACTGACTATAAGATTGACAGCCGAGGAGCGCGAGACGCTTGAGATGCTGGCCCTTCGTCATTCGCGAGGCAACATCTCTGAACTGATTAGATTTATGATTGAAAGAATGTCGAAATCAGGAAGTCGGCGCCGCGCCTGATTCGTCTTCCGCAATTGTGAGCTTAAACGAATTCACGGCGGCTTGAAGGCTCATCATTTTGTCGAAGGCGAGCTTTGAGCCCGTAATCATCTCATTGTTATTGATCGCGGCGAGGCCGACCGCGATGCAGCCCTCCAGCTCACGTTCCCAGTTCGCCTTATGGATCAGAATGCCGGAAACTGGCGCGCCTTGGAAATCTGGTACGTTTTCGAGCATGAAGGTTTCATAAGGAAGGCGATTCGGAGCATGGCGAACGCAGTTATAAATTCCGGCCCTGACTTTCGGAAGCCAAAAGCCGCCGATATCATATCCATGTTCGAGAGTAACCGCGATCACATTCTCACCAGCAATAAGACTGCCGAAAATTCCGGTTGGTAAAAACTGATGGCGCTGAAGAACTAAGTCTATTTGGCCCCCAATTGCTTAAACCCCTAGGCAGCACATCATCCATGAAAAACCACCCAGAGGGAAAATGCAACAATTAGAGTGATTTAGAGCTAAACTGCGGCGATTCCGTCTTTCGCAGCGGCATCGATTCCGGCGAGAAGATCAAGCAAGATTTTTTGCTGAACAAGATTCGGAACATTTGCAAGAACAAGCGCCTTGATTTTTGCGACTTCAGAAGCTTCGAGTATTGCGAGTTCCGGTGCGAGTATCGATAAAAGACCGAAAATTGCTGCTGGATTCATTGCGTCCCCTGGGTTTTTAGTTATTGGCTCGGCTACCGGTTTAATTTTGTGGCTAAAAAAGGCATTTATCAAGCGTTTGGCAATCCATGGGCTGATCTTGGCGAGCAAGAGGATCAATTTTATTTGCATAACCTAGACCTCTAAAGGGCGATTGTTTGAATTTGAACAGTAACCGTCCCGGCAGACCCATTGTTTTTCACATACGATCCGCGGAGCCATTTTGCGCAGACATCGAACTTCGGAATATTGAAAACGCCCGCTCCGGATAGAGTCACCGTTCCAACAGTCGCGATATTGGACCAATTTGTGGGCTGAAGCTTTCCGGTCGAGTCGGTCGTGCATGCTGAATCTGGGTCATTGGACATCTGAATATTGAGCGTCCCCGTCGATAAGCCTGTGACGACTGCTTGAGCTGAAATTGCCACGACCTGATCGGCTGGAATAGTGAGGCCGCTTTGATTAACTGAAGCATCGAGCGCACTCATGTTGGCCTGATTGTTTGGTCTCATTTTATCTCCCGAAAAATATTTCGATGCCTTTACTGATTAAAACTCCGACGGCGATTCCGCCACCGGTGACAAGCCAGATCCATCTCTGCATTCGATTCACTCTGCCGCCGAGGCCGTTCAAACGAGTTACCGCAACGGTTAACTTTGCGATTTCAACCTTCAAATCAGAAATTGCGGCGCATGACTCTTCGATTTTGTCTTCTAGTCGGTCGTCGCGTTTGCTCAAATGTTCGACGGCTTGTGAGTCGATCATTTAGAACTCCGCATCGGCTGTGTAATGAAGCGAGAGTAACTGCGAGGCAAAGCCAAAAGTCGCGGCCAGCCAACCATTTGTGCTCGTGAATCCCGAAGTCGTATTGCAAGAAACATCCCCTGATGTCCCGAAGTCGTAACAGTTGCCCGAAGTGCCCGAGACAGGGCTGTAAATGACAATCGTCGGGGCGACTACTTTTGACACCTTAAAACTGAGCGCGAATTGACCCGAAGTTATGACTTCTTCAAATGCAATAGAGCCCAAGTTGGTCGCCGTAGCGGGAAACGTTTGCACGTCATAACTCTTCTCATAAAACCTCTGAGCCATCGCGAGTTCTTCGCCGAAGTTCGCGCCTGCTCTCGCAAATGTCGCAGCGGTCGCACCAGAGTTTAACATAGCTTGAGTTACAAGAAACCCATTATTCAGATCAGTGAAATGTCCTGACGAAACGCCATTCGGGAAAACTCCAAGACCAATAATGCCAGATGTAGTGGGCGTGGTGCCGACAGAAATATTTTGAAAAGAGCAAAGGGTATAAGTGGAGGAGTTGACTGTGCATGTTGCAGCCGATCCGAGAATAGTCCCACCGTTCGGGCTGAGTTGGCCGGTCGCAGTCAGTGCCGCGATTTGCACTGACGTTACGTTCCCCAAGGCCTTGATGTATGCCGATCCTGACAGCGTCCCATTGTAGACAGTCAACGACGTTAAGTTGTCGGCATACTGGTAAAATGAGTAGTCGTAATAGGTGCTGTCCGGCGTGCCTGGCGCAGTGGTGACCTTGATGCTGGCATCATAGAGAGCGCCGTTTTGCGTGCTTGCTGCCTGAGCGTAAGTTATTACGCCGCCTGTGTTTGTGAAATTAAACCCATGCCATCTATCGGCTACAAATGCTGCCGTATTGTATGCAATGGTTTTCGATGTCCCGCGCTGCCACAGATCCATGTTGCCGTTGATCAGAAAGTTTCTCGCTGCAACACCAACCGGAGCCGGCGCAGATGACCAGATTGGGGCTAGAGTTGTGCCCTGAGATTGCAAATACGTCCCGGCGCTTCCGTTAGCAAGCATAGCCGTTGTAGCCGAAGCGGTTTGATATGGGATTGAGCCACCAGCCCCGCCAGCTATATTGGTAGCGGTGCCCGCCGTAAAACCAGCACCTGTGCCAGTGATATTTGTTCCGACCAAGGCCGACGGAGTCCCAAGCGCTGGAGTCGTGAACGATGGACTTGATGCCAGCGCGATGTTGCCCGAGCCAGTTGTCGGGTAAGAGCTGATGGCTGTTCCATTGCCCTGGAGAATGCCGGTGATTGAAGTTGAGAGAGTGATGGCAGGCGTACTGGCTGCATTGGCGACTGTGCCAGCAAAGCCGTTTGCGCTTGCGACCGATACGGTCGTGACCGTTCCCGTTGTGGGCGTAAGCCAGTCCATCGCTGTCGAACCGCCGCCTTGAGACCTAAGGACCTGGCCTGCGCTGCCCGCTGTGATTGGGAGGTTGAAGTTGTAAGTGCCTGCGGCTGCCTGCACTTGTGTTGCCACGGTTCCAGAAGATGAGCCGCTTAAACCAAGCGAGCCCGTCTGAACCGTACCTGTTCCGTTTAATGTCCAGATCGGAGTATTGGCCGCACCATTGAAATTATATAAAGGGCTAGCATTATTTGAAAACTGCGCGAGGACGTACCCGTTAGAGTCGATGATATTAAGATGTATGCCGTCCTCTGCAATTTCATGCCAAGAAACTACGTTTGGATAGGAAAGACGAATTGTTCCGCCAGTTGATCCGTTTGGCAAAAGTGTAACGGCCCCGAGACCAGCGCCGAGTTTGCCAACCAAAAGCTGTGTTGAAAAGTAGCCGCTACCAAAGCGAGCGCCGGACGATCCGATATCATAAGTCGCATCGGTTGAGGTGAGGATATTTCCTGCGAAAGTCTTGTCACCTGCGCCGAGGGTCTGGGCTGACATGCTCACGCCACCGGGATTTGATGCATCGGCTGGCTGAAGAGTAATAACTCCGGCAGAAATTCCACCCCCATTTGCGTTCGGAGTTGAGCCAAAAGCCCCAAAAGAAACTGTGCTTTGTTTTCCGTTAAACGTATTCCAATCCGTGCTCGACAGCGCGCCAGTTGTCGAAGTCGACGCGAGCGCAAGAGACAAAACGTTAGTGGTAATTGAAAGGCCATTTGCCGGAGATCCGACGGCCAGGGCTGCACCCGGGCTTCCGACCGCGAGCCATGTGAGAGAGCCAAAATCAAAAAGCCAAAGTGTATAGGTATCGAGAGTAATTGCAGCCGCGCCATTTGTTGCGAGAGCAGGAAGCGCCGCCGTATTTGTATAAGTCGGAATACCGTTTGAGCTCGGCGGATAGCGCTGGGCCATCGCAATACAAGGAAGCATGAGGATTAGTAAAATGAGTTTTTTCATCTTCAATATTCCTTGGCAAACGCGAAAGCTGCAAGAGTTCCGGTGCCGCTGACTTTTGTGTAGACCAATTGAAGCCAGAGCATTGATGTAACTGTAATATCGAGAAGAGTTCCGCCAGGCGAACCGGCTGGTGAATTCACAGCAAATCCAGGGAGCGGAAGATAGCCGCCATTGTAGCCAGATCCGTTTAAAACTAAATTTCCGGTAGGTGTTCCGGTCCAAACAATTTGGAGGCCTGCGATATCGAAGTTTTCTATATTAAAACCGATACTTGTAATTGTGGCTTGGGACATATCGCCGGAAACGCCGCTAGGTTGTCCGCCGCTTTTTTGAATTCCTGCGGGCAAGACGCCAATGATTGAGACGGGGTAAATGACTCTTTTGCCGGTCGACATGATGTGACACCTTTCGGGTTTAACCGCGGTTCGCGGACGCCTCTAATTAATGAGGATTCCCGGCATGAGTCCTACTCCTTGCCGCTCGTTTCCTCTGGAGTTAATTCAGTTTCCGCGCGTTTTGCGAAGCCCAGCTTTTCCAAGCCGGACTGAGTTGATTTTCCGGCCGCCATTTTTTTATCCGCATTCGATTGCGCGGGATTTGCAAAAGCCGCCTGGTTTGCCGCAAGAACCGGCTGGTAAAGACTCTCGTCCAGGGGCGCGCCCAAAAACATCGAGATGGATTGTTTCACATGATAGGGAAGGTTTTTCGCTGATTCAGGATCGGCCTGCTTAACGAGCTGTTGCTGCATATGCTGCAAGAGTTCTGGATGGCAGACTTTTAGCGATTCCATCGCCTCAGAAGTCAAATCACCGCTTTTGATTAATTTCAAAACAGAAGTCGGGTCATCCACCGCCGAGTAGTATTTTTCAAACTTCTGTTTATGAGCTTCGGACGGCTCCCATTTGGCAGATAGGGGAAATTGCTGAACAGGTTTTGCGATCTTAGAATTTAAAAACCCAACATTGGTTGAAATTGCGTTACCGATGCTTTGAGAAATATTTGGCAAATGCTGAGTTATTCCATCGACATGATTCGAGATGTGGGCGCCGAGCGCCTCTGGCGCGTTCGCGAGCTCTTGGATTCTATCGGTCTTTGCTTGATAGTCGCTCATTTTTTCTTTCCTAAAATATCATCGATGCCGTCTTGAATTTTCGTGTCGACTTCTTTTGTCATTTTATTTACGGCATCGAATTTTTGTTGTCTCGCCGCAGTTTCGCCGAGCGCCTGATTAATTTTGTTGTTGAGCATTCGACTATTTAACTTCTCATCGAAATAGGCCCGCGCTTTCCCGAGAACGCTGCCAATGCTTAATTCGTCAATGTCATTTGGTTTTAGGATTCCACGCAAAGACTTGGCCGTTCGCGATGAATTAAGGGGCCCCTCTGAAAGCATTCGCATCGTGGTGTTTAAGTCTTGGATTCTCTGCCCGGCCCCGGCCTTATCAAAAAGCGCCGCATCCAGGACATACTGATTCTTTTTTAAGAATGAATAGAATTTGTCTGGAGAAAGTATACCTTTTGTAGACGCAGACTCTTTAGCCGCCGCAAGCAAATTCGACACAGCCTCGCCAAATTGTTCTGGAGAAAGAACATTTCTCGCGGCGTTCACTGTGGCAGTATTAGAAAAAATCTTCCCCAGTATTTTTTCGGGAACACGTTTGGAGATCTGTCCAAATTCTTCCGATCCAATTGGAGCTCCGAAAACTTTGCCGATCATTTCTTTTTGCTGCTCCATGATCGCCCAGTCTTTAAGCGTTGAGCGGATATGTGCAGCATTTGCGTCCACTTCATTCGCTCCGTTCCGAATGCCACGGATCAATGGATCGATTTTTTCAATCTCGCCTTGAATATAATCTAGCAACCCTGATTTGAGTCCTGAAATTTGGCTTGCGGCTTTTCCGCCCTGGAGCATGTTGACGTTCTGATCGAGTCCATTTCTGACATTCATCAGCTCTTTGATAAACGCAGGGCCCTCTTGAAGCCCTTCAATCGCCTGCTTGACCGCGCCGTAGGTCGCGCGATCGATTCCCCACGCTGTCGAATAGGGATTGATTTTTAATTCTTCGCCGGTCGTATCGATCATGCGAGCCACGCCAGGAACTTTTTTAACGAAAGCTTCGATGACGCCGGGGACGTGACTAAAAGGATCTTTGGTCTCATAGGATTTAATCGCATTTAACGCAGGCGCCAGGGCCTCTCTTTGTGCGGCATCGTTATCAGCGAACGCTTGTGCGACCCGCTCGCCGGCCTCTGCTAAGTTCGAAGTGTTTTCAGTATTTGGCGAGAGACTTTGAATTGTTTTATCAAGCGCCTGATCGCGCTCGTTTCTTTGAATAGTTTCCCAATCTCTGAGGCCGTCGCCGATTGGAGTCGGCTCATCCAGACCTTCTTTATAGAGATCTCTTTTGTTTTGATCATCCAGAGATTCAAGCTGTAAATCATGAAGTCCATGTTTTAAATCTGGAAGGCGAGATTCTGCATCGAGCACAAGCGCCTTTTGAGGAAGCTCTGTCGTCTCTCCTGCGGCTTTCGCGTCGGCCACCCGCTGCATAATTGAATCGATCGAACTCGGCTTATTTGAAATGTTAGCGTCAACTACGGGCCCCTCGCCGGCCACTATTGGCTCGGCCATTGTCGCAGGACCGCCGGCCTCTCCGATCGCATTCGCAACCGATCCCTTAACTGCTCCGAATTTTCCCAGAACTGAATTTATTCCAGCGCCGAGACCTTCCGCGCCAACCCCAAGCAACGCGCCGAGCCCAATCTGTGTCGCAATTTTCTGCGCATTCAGGTTTGGATCGCCGAGAGCGTAATCTGTGACGGCAGTTCCTGCGCCGAATGCGCCGCCGAGAGCCGCGCCGCCAGCAAGTTTTGCGGCCAACCCTGCGCCAGCTTCGGGAATCGCGCCTAGGCCGCCTGTGGCCGCAATTAAACCCGCTCCGCCAACCAAAGAGCCAGCGCCAGAAGTAATCGGGTTTTCTTCCATCCGGCCCCTGATGGCCTCAGGGGTTGAAATTCCAAGTTTAGACTCGGCGAGATCCGAAGTCCCGAAAGTCGCACCACGGGCCACGCCCTCAAGGCCCGCAATCGCCTGTTGCGGAAGGGTTCCATAGGTCTCCGCATTAGTTTCAGGCTTCATGAAAGATTGCAGAGCCTCAAGATTCTGGTCGGCGCCATGGGTCGGCTGCGCCGCCGCAATGGGGGCTCCTGGTGGCGCCTGATCCTGCGCCATGAAATCCTTCAATTCATCAAGACCGCTCATTTTCCACCGCTACCATATTTTTTAAAGAACGCTTTTGATGCGGGATCGTTTGGATAAGCCTTTGCGACTTGCGCCATTTGTCGTAATTTTGGGTCACGATCAAAAGCATTTGCCGAAGTCGAAGCAAAATTTCCTAGATCCATTCCAGTCAAGCTTTTGAATGTCGGCGCGGAAGCTTTAGAATCCATAAAATCCATGACGGCCTGGCGCTTTCCTTGAGTTTTTCCCGTCAAATCAGAATCAAATGCCGATGGCGATACGTGATCTATCAAAGCCTCAATGGCTTGTTGTCTTGCGCTTCCCTCAATATCTTTAAACATCGGCGAAATTGCTGCTCGGAATCTCGCCGCGGCTTCGGGAGTTCTTAATCCACCGACAGTTCTCACTGCGGTTGCTTCTTTGGCGTAATCGTCAAATGCGGAGAGCGCCTTGTCTCTTCCGTTCGCCGTATTCTGTGCCGCTTCAATTTCATCCAGCGCCTTTTGTTTCGCCGCTGGATTTGCACTAGCGGGAATTAAAAGAGATGGATCAACACCCATCGCCTGTCCATTTGGGCCGCCCGCCATTTGATTCATTCTCAAAAGACCTTGCTGCCGATTGTTGTCGTTTTTCTGAGCCTGCAATTGTCCCATAAGCTGAGTCAGTTGAAATTTACCTTGAGCGCTCTGAATATTAGCCCCGGCCTGTGCCGCCTTCATTTGTGCGAGAGATAAAAGCTGATTTTTAGTCTGAAGATGCGCCGAAAGATCGTCCTGAGTCGCATCGCGATTCATCTTCCAAAGATTCATTGTTTTCGATTGATCCGCTTTTTGCGCATCAATATCGTTATTGATCGCATTATGGATAGTTTCATAAGCAAGGTTTTTGCCATTGGCCCCCGCTCCGGCTCCTCCAATTACCATCGAAAGACCCGCTAAGATTTTCCCAGCGGTACTTGTATTTTTCCAATATCTGTTTGGATCAATTTGCGAATCTTGAAGGTGTTGCATGAATTGCGCATCGGCGGCGTGATGTCGCGCAATGGTCTGATCAGGGCTTTCCATTGCCTGCATTTGTTTTTGAGCATCTGCAAAGGCCTGTTGAGAGGCTCCATTGCTCGAGCCCATGGTGCGCATGAGATCTTGAGCGGCTTTCATTTGTGTATCGACGTTGGCATTTTGCGCCTGCGCATATTGGCCAAAAGGATCAACTTGCGGCTGTTGTGGCTGTGGCTGAGCATTCGCGGTTTGAATCGCGGCCTGCTTTACAGATGCAACCGGAGCTTGATCTTGCGCCCCTGCCGCTTTGGCGACACGCTCCTCGCCAGGCAAGGCGTTGTATTTATTGCCCGGCTGGGTGTCAAACATAGGGGTCGAAGGGGTTGCGCCGGCCAATGGATCAGTTGAAGGATCATATTGCACGCCGCCTGAGGCATCGGTGGCCGGGGCAATCGGCGCAGACAAAAGCGTTTGTAAAATATCAGGAGATTGAGAGGCGTCGCTTGAGGCAAGCGCAGCGGGCACCTTGCCGCCGTTCGCCAGCGCAACACTTCCGCCCGAGCACATTTTCTTGATCATTTCGTGTGCTTTTGGCGCGAGGCTTTTTTTCTCGACGGTAAACTTTTTTCCAGAAACCGGGTGGGTCAAATGATAGGTATCTTCAGCTTCGCTCTCGACTTTGAAATCCTGGAGCTTCATAAATCACTTGCCCTTTCGAGATGAAATCGCCTGCTTCAGTGCGCCCTTGAAATCGGCCTGCGGATTTCCTTTGCCGCGCTTCGCGAGCTCCATGGCAACAAAGTCGTGCGCGCCCTGAGCTGGATCTTTTGAATTCATTACCGAGCGCGGGATAACGACCTCGCCCGGAGAAAGCATGGTCTTCACGGTATCGTTTTCGGGAGAATCTCCAGGAACCTTTGCTTTTCCAGGAACATTGCCGCCCTTTGCCTTCAAGACTTCAGTACCTTTGGCCTGGAAATTTGGATGGTAAATTTTTGCTACCGCATGGATGTGCGGCGGAACCTTCCCGCCATCGCTCATCAGCATCATCGCGAGCGGCGCTAATTTCATGAGGCCGCCAACCGCGCCACCGGAATCATAATGCGGAATCGTTCCACCCTTAGATGCGAGCAATGCAACATCGGCAGCGCCGCCAGTTCCCTCAAGCGCGCCGCCCATTCCCCCGGACTGCATCATTGAGCCACCACCGCCCGGCATTCCCGTGCTATCGCCCGCGCCGCCAGCAACAGACTGGCTTCCATCGGAACCTTGGGGCATTCCGGGAGTTCCGCCGGACCCGCTTTGATAGCTGACGCCGCTTCCCCAAAGCGGAACACCCGCCGCCTGCAACATCTGTTGAGCAATCGCCGCGCTTGCGCCAGAGCCAACCGCTCCGCCACCAGCAAACTTTTGAACCATTCCGCCGCGGGCGAGGCCCATCGCGCTCGCTCCAAATCCGCCGAGGCCGCCCAATATTCCACTCGTCGTACTTTGATTTGCTGCCGTGTTTTGCGCAGCAACGCCCGCGTTGATTTGATTTGTGCCGTTAATATCTGAATTTATGAGCTGCCCGCTTTGATTTGAGTTCTGAAGATTCTCTCCGGCCTGCTGTGCGTAGACGTTGCCGAGTTGTTGTTGTGCTCCGAGTTGTTGTTGAGAGCTCATCGTTGCCGCATTTGCCGCATTTTGCTGGCTCATGTTCCCCTGATTTTGGGACGCAAGCTGCGTCGCGAGAGCCGGAGAAATTCCTTTTTGTGAGGCGATCATTCCAGCGTTTTGTTGAATGTTTTGATTGTTGGCCTGATTCATCTGATTCAACGCAGGATTTGGACCCTGGCCTTGCGATTGCGCCAAGAGGGCTTGAGCAAGCTGGGTCTGGTTCGCTTGATTTTGACCAAATCCTTGCTGAGAATTCGCCATCTGCTGATTTAGCGCCCCGGTATTCAGAGGATTATTCGCCTGATATCCGTTTTGCGGAGTGAGCCCCAGGGGCGAGCTTGACGAACCTGAACCAAAAAGACCGCCCATTTAAAGCTCCTTGGTGAAATAAGAATATTCACCGTCTGAAGTAAATCCGAAAAAATGACCAAGCTGCCGGATGGATTCAAATTGCGTTGAGAAAACAATGCTGCGAATACCGACCTCTTTCGCCGCTTCAATTAATTCGTTCGTGATTTCTTCAAGCGCCTCGCGCCGCGCCTCTTTGTCCGCATGAGGATTGGAAATGTAGAAATCGAGAATGCCGATTTTAGTATTTGTCATGACGAGAAATCCGCAGGCCACGCCGTCGACAATGAAGCCCGAATCTGGCAACGCCCACTCTTCGGGCGCCGGGCGATCACGAAGTGAGCACCAATGCGAAATTTCTTTGAAGTCTTTGTCTTGATAAAATCTCATCAGTAAGACTGCCCCGCTGGAAGTTTGTAAGGTCCTTTTTTGGCGCCGACTTTAAAAGCTAGGCTCGAGAGCGAGAGGCCCTCGCCATAAACGCCCCCCGGCTGTGATTCAATAATTTCGACTTGAACCGCCGTGCATTTTTGAACATTGAGCCGAATCCTGAACGGCGTATAAACATTCGCAGGAACATTAATAAATTTCGTAGTTGTCGGAGTCGTCCCATAATCCGTGTAAATATTCACAGTGAGCGCGTGCGGGCTTTTGAAAGTTTCTAAAATCTGCAATTCCCAAACGCGTTGAAATCCGGAAATCTGTGCAAAACTCAGCCAGCCAGTTTTGAGGCTCATCGGAATAAGGGCGCCGCCATCTGTGAAAACACCGGGAGTTTGCTGCAAAATTAGACCATTGGCCTGGATGTAGGTCATATCGTTCTGGAAATTTGTCGAATCGATAACGGCTGCCGGGAAGGGATCCGTTTCCCATTGTCCGACGAAATAATCATAAGTGAGATTTACGCCATTCGAGAGCGTGAATGTGCATTTTGTCGCATTCGGAATTAGGTTGGCCGAAGTAACCGTTTGAGAATTATACTGCTCAACATCGGCTCCGATATATTTCTCTTGAAGCGAACGATCTAAAAGCCAAAAGCCTTTTTGCGAATCCTGGTAAATTAATCCCCCGGGAAGTTCAAGAACGCTAACAGGGTTAGAACAGCCACTAACGCCAGCAATTGGGGTAGGAGTGGAAAAATCATTCTGTGTCCCATTTGGCGCAGGACCCGCGCCGGTTAAAAGGAATTTTCGTTTTGGTCCAAAAATAATAAGCTCTGTATCCATTGCGCCGATAGCCGTTGCCCGACCGATTTTCTGATCAAGGTTTTGAACAAGCTCTAGAGAGTTAAACGCGACCGGGTCCGTATCGTTGACCTGCTGTGAGTATCCAAGTTGAAATGGATTTTCAGGCGACAGATAAACCATGCGCTGCTGATAACTTGCGACGGCAGAGATGGCCGGCGCATTGATATTTCCAAGAACTCCGCCCGTTGTGTAAAGCTGCTCATTGCCAATAATTGCGCTGTCAGGAAGACAATCAACAATCGTAATCGATTCAGAACTAAGGGAATTATAAGTAAAGCCGTTGTTGGCCGCGCCCGCCGTCGAAGCGCTCGGAGAAGTAACTCGGTAAAAAATAGTTTGATTGTTCTGAGTTCTATAGAGAACCAGAGAAACGTTTTGCTTCAGAGTGGCCGTTAGTGCTGGAACGTGAATTCTGATAATCACGACATCTTTTGTTGAATAAGTATCGCCACTCTTCGAGCCAACGGCCGGTGAGCTTAAATAGATATTTCCATTAGTCGCATCAAGCTGTGTGATGTATGTTCCGGCATTCAAATTTGTCGCGTTCGTCGCATCGTTCAAAACCTGTCCGACAAAAAGATTCGAGAACGATGAGACCGACGTTAAAACATTTGAATTTATCGTTGAGTTTGCCGTAAAAGTAATGGCCGTAAGTATTGATGTCGGCGGAAGAGGGACGGTTAGCGCCGGGCTCGGGTTTGATTGATGGATTTGGCCCTGATTATCGGCCCATTCGTAAATTGCCTTATACTGAACTTGGTTGATAGCGCCAGAGTTTAGCGTCGAACCGATTCCGCCGCCTCCAAGAGTAATCCCTTGCAAAAGATTTTCGGGATAAATATGAAATCCCTGTTCGACAATGCTCGCGCCATCGTAAGCCCAAAGTTGACCGCTTCCGAAATGCAGGTTTTGACCGATTGTTATTTTCGGGCATGCGTAGGGAATCTGGAAATTGAGAGTCGCATTCATCACGCCGGTATTATAAAAAATCGCACCGCCCACGACAGAAAGGTCATCCTCGAACTGATATGGAATTGAAAACTTCGTAGCGCTTAATGGAATTACTTCCGGCAAAAGGCCGCTCACATAGAATTTACCAGCAGAAGACGGAGCAATCTTTGCGATGACTTTACCAGAAGCATTTATCAAAAAATATGTCGGCTCAATGGACGTTGGGACCAGCGTAGAAACCGGATTGGCCAAAATGTCGCCGGCATAAATTCCCAGGAAATAAGTCACTCCACCAAAGACAAATGCCTTTGAGGCGAGGCCCATTCTTAGAATTACATTGGCCGCCGTTCCGACTGTTCCCGTGATTGTCAGCGTATTTTGTCGAATGTAATCAGATACGGTTAAAGTCTGCTCCCAATAGATTGTCGCGGTTGTTCCGTTAACAATCTGAGTGATGTTGAATGTGTCGAATCCTGTTGCGTTGATACTTGTCGCGACCGAAGTTGGCGCAAGGATCGCTGAATTGAGCGCAGCATTGACAACAGTTCCATAAAGAACCTGTCCTGTCGTGCCGGTCGTATATGCGCACCAAACATTAAACGAGGCATCGCCTACAATGGAAATTGCCGAATGAATTGCGCCAGTGGTGTTTTCTAGAAATTGACTCGAAAGAACCAGGCCAGAGCTGATCGAATAAAATCCGACCTTTGAAGTTCCCGAGCGATAAGCAATATAGGCCGAGCCGTTGATGATTGTCGCATCAAATGCCGGAACTGCGCTCGAAATATCCGTTGCGATATCCGTCACGGCGCCAATAGCGGTCGGAGTCGAGGTATTAATTGCCCGATATCTGAGATGATTGTCAGAGCTATCAAAGAAAATAATGATGAAATATTGCCCGAGCGTTAAGACTTTCGCCCTTGTTCCGGTGGCAGAAACAACCGCATCGGAAACAATAATTGCGCCGGTTGTAGAATCAAAGATCGAGTAATTAACGGAGACGCTCGCGCCCGTGTCTAACCATGTGAAGCACTGAAGGCCTGTGCCAGCATGAAAGGCTGAATCCTGAATTGTCTGCTGATTCGTGTTTCGGATGACTGGCGAAACGCCCAAAGAAACCGGAACCAGTGGGCCGCGGTTGACTTGTTCTGCGAGATCCGGTGAATATGAGTAGAGCGAAGATCCATCGAGACTAACGAGCTCGTTTTGAAACGAAGAAATACCCACGCCATTGGAGACTGATCCGCCTCCTAGGATGGCCTGGGGAATGCTCGCAAATCCGTCTCGCTTGGACAATTCCTTAGGCGATTTGAAACTACAATTGTTCATGGCCAGCATTTTGCCGGCGATGACCTGTTTCGGATCGTCTTTGAGATCGAGACCCTGTCCTAAATCGACGGGCACGACCTGAGAATCAATTGCCATTTAAGTCCTCTAAAAACAATAAAACGATACAGTCACGACGGCGCTGCTTACGATCGTGAGAGTTGTTTGAGAAAATGGTTGCGAGCGGTAAAAGCTTGCTGCTGCGTTTTGATCAACAGGAATCCAGCCGAGCTGAAGGCGATCGAGTCCGTGATTGATTGCGTTCGGTCCGACGGCGAGAGTTTGGGTCACGATATTTCCGCCCCCGCCAATCATTGGATTAATCAAAAGCGGCGCGAGAGCTTGCTGCACATTTTTTTGCACTTGATTCAAAACTCTGTCTTGAGATTGAATGATCGCGAGCGCCATTAGTAAAACCCACCCATCGGGCCATTGCCGCCGTCGTCGTATCCATCGCCGAATCCGCCATTGAGCCGCTTGGTATCTGAGACTTGTTCCGGCTCGCCGATATCCCGGTTGTTTGCTGCGGTCGTGATCATTTCCATTTGCTCATCTTTGAGCGCCTTGAACGCATCGGCAGTTGGAGACTCTTCTTTGATCAAAGCGATGAGCGCCGCAGTCACGATTACGAATTCTTCGAAGCCTGAGATGCCGTCGACAGTATCGGTGTCGGCCATGAGAATCGTGGGGCGCGGAACGTACCAAATTCGCATCGTTTGGCCACCCTGAGGGGGCGGAACAATGTACAAATTGCTTCCGTTCACGCGGTACCGCATGTTTGTGATGCCCTGATAGGTGTACACGTTCGGGAATGACCAACGATTGCGCTCGATGAATTCGAATTTCTTGATCGTGACCCAGGAGAGCGGATCTGAATTATTCAGCGCGACTTCGATACCGAGAAGCTTATAGAAATCCGCCGGCAGTGGATAAAACTGTTGATTCCCAGCCAAAGTGTAGGTGTACGGAGTCGCTACAAAGTAATCATTGCCGTAAGCGGTTGTGAGAATATTGTAGAGCTGCTTTCGCGCCTCGGTGAGATACGAATTCCATTCAGCCAGAGAAACGAAAGTCGAATTGAATCGATCGCACCGCAATTGCGCCTGCGTCCGCAAATATCCAAGCGTTGAAACTCCGATGGCAGACGTAACGACAGAGGCCGCCGCCGTGTAACCACTATTTCCCGAGCCGTTGACGGCCTCGACTTGATAATAATATTGAGTATCGACAAGAGGGCCGCCGATATTCGCAGCGGCGTCGAGATAATAATTCCACGGAGCTCCGCTGCCGGGATTTGAAGCCGAGAGCGTGATAAGCGTTGTGAAATTTACGCCGTCTGTTGAGCGCTGGAGAACGTAGGATGTTGCGGCGGTCGTAGACAAATCCCAAGAGATGAAATTATTTCCATCTCCGGTCTGAACCGTGAATGTGGTTGGGAGCGCAGGAGCAGACATTGACTACCCCTAATCTTCGTCCTCTTCCATCGGGTTTTCTTTTTGTGGCTGTGCTAGATGTAAATCGACGAAGTTCGCGAGCGATTGCATGAGTTTTTCTGGCGATTTTGAATCCATGCTCATCATTACGTCTTGAGCGGCTGCATGGCGTGGATCAGGTTCGCCCTCGGCATCACTCGATGATTCCGGGGACATTTTCGTTGGCCCCATTTCCATCGGACCGCCCCCGCTCTTGCGTTTCTGCATGAGCGTTTGCATCATCTTTTTAGAATCCCACATCATGCTCATTGCTATTCTCCGTCCACCATGATTTTGGAATTTGAGAAGTAGAACGCGAGGCCGACACCAGATTGAGAAACCGGCGCAGTCAGTACGCTATTGGCAAAACATGCGAGCCAAATATATGCACCGCTCGACTGGCCCACGATGGCCGTTGAGCTTTGGCTCGACTGAATCGTTGTATTCGGATCGCCGATTGCTTCGATGTGATCGATTGTTGATCCAGCCGCCGCCGGAACTTCGATAAATCCTGTGCCTGTCGCAGTTGTTGTAACAGGAGCCATGAAGGTAACGCCCACAGCCGGGACAGTGCCGACCGGAACGCCAAGTTTTTGCCATTGAGCCAAGGAAGTATTTCCGAGAACCACGATCGTGTAAAGCAATCCGGCTGTGACGCCAGTTGTGACCGCGATCGCGCTTCCAGAAACAGGGCTCACGAAGCCGCTGAAGCCGCCAAAGTATCGTCGAAAGTTGTCAGTGAATTGAACGAGGATATTTCCAGCATTTGGATTCGGGCTGCCTGGGGCCTGATAGGTGATCGTTTCGCTAGCGTGGTTTCCAGTGGGCGTCGCGGAAATTCCGACAGCGCTTGAACTGATGATGCTTGTAATAACTGTTTGAGCTGGGATTCCAGTTCCTTGAACCGGCATTCCGATTTGAAGACTTGAGGTCCCCTGAGCAATCGCAGTGATTTGATTCGCTGTCGTCGCAACCGTTCCAGTGATTGAAGCAGTTGAGTTCATGTAAACGCGAGAAATGCCCTGGCCCTTGAGCGCGCGGACACCGTAGCCGTTGCCATTCGCTGGATCGATTATAAAATTGCAATCAAGAAGAACTGGCGCCTTGTGTGGCGTATAGAAAAACTGCGTGTACCGTGCGTTTGACATGTGTTCCCCTAAGGTTTTGGGATTAATTGCCGCTTCATCAACCCCCGTTGGTGTGCGGTCAGGCGTTTTTACAGAACCCCTGGAAACTGTTTTTTAATTGCTAAATCAATAAAGCCTAATGATTCTGCATACTTCAGAATTCATTCAGTTGCACCTGGATCGCGCCATGATGACCGGGGTGTTTCGGATACATTTGCATATAGCCGCCGACCCGAAGTTCTGCGCTGTCTTGTCCTTGAACTCTCAAGATCTCGATTTGATCGAGGTACTTCAGAATGTGCGGAGCTTCGTTTTGCGAGCGGAGAGTCCAGTCGTCCATCTCGAGAGCGAATACCCAACCGTCTGGGCAGCTACGATCCGGGAAGACGCTCATGACTGTATTCGCGCCATTCACTTGCACGCCGCGGAAGCCGATCTCGCCGATTTTTTCATCGACATAGACAACTTTTGAACCGAGTGAAGTGATCAGGCTTGTGTAGGTCGCGTAAGAGCAAACGCCCGTATCGACTTTGCCGCCCTGAAGTGCGATTTGACCTGTGCCGAAGAGCAATCCCTCTTCGATAGACACGCCCGTTTGATTCGAGTTAACGCCCGAGAGACGCTGAACGTCTGCGCTGCGATTGACTCCGAAGAATGAATCACTGCCGCCCGGTGCGGTCATTGGCAACCAAGCCTGAAGACCAGCAAGTTTCAAGAGAGAGTTCGTAGTTGTCGAACCGCTCGGTTGAAAGTTGTTATTCGCTGTCGAAGGCAAATCACCTTGAACTGCGAGATAATAGTTCGCAGTGAAATCCGTGCTGCCGTCGACTGCCGATGTAGTCTGCAAAACGCCAGTGTTCCGGTTTACAGAAATGACAACCTGTGGGCTTGCGAGAATCGAAGTTGAACCAGAGCCATCGACGTTTTGAACGTCGTTAAGAGCTTGGCCGACTTCGAACTGAACCGAATCGTCAGGATTCGATAAAACGATTTGCGTGATATATGGTCCAGCACCAGAGACGTGAGATACTGAGCTGATCTGCCCGATTGTGCCGGCGCCGTTACGGAACATTGCCGAAGCAAGTCTGTTAACAGCGGTCTGCCAAGCGGCATCGATCATGAGCTCAGAGCCGTCGAGAAACGCGCCCGGATCAGTGGTTGCAGCGGCTAAAAGCTGGCCATCTATAGTAGCGAGCGAGAAGTCGGAAACTCTTGTCATCAAGAATTCAGCGACCTGCGGGCTGTTCTGGTTGGCGTAAGCGTTGGCGAAGGTTGCAGATGCGCCTTGAGAGAGGCCGTAAACGACCGAATTTGGATAAAATTTACCACTAAACTTGGTTTGCTTATCGAACATGGCCAAAAGCGGATTGTCAGAATAGGTAAGCCACATTGTCTTCTGGCCATCATAGAGTTCTTTTAAAATGCCTGGGACCGTGCTCTGGGTAATAGCTGCCATTTGGATTTGCTCCGGTTAATTTTCGAGAGATGTATTTTTGGCAACCGCAAGCGCCCGATGTCTGATGGGCAAAATATGTCTTCAGCAGTCTTCTAATAGGTGTGGATTCCCGGCATGAGTCTGGGCTAAATCGCGATGCTTGACTTGCGTCTATGGCTGCGGAATTCTTTACGAAACAATCCAATTGGAGGTCTTATGGAAACAGGACATGGAACTACGGGCGTCGGCACGACAGGCAAGATCGCAAACGAATTCAATGCGTGGCCGGTTGACGCGAAAGGCGTTGAGCTTTCGAACTTGATTCGTTTCAAGTTCAATGAGCTCTATACCTTTTTGGAAACTGTGATTCCAAAAGCAAACGAACGCGGCCTTCAAATCGTGAAAACGAAGCTTGAAGAAGGCAGCATGTTCGCGGTGAAATACGCTACTAAACCCGTAACTGGAAACTGAGGTCCGTCATGGCAAAAAAAGTAATCAAAGCAAAAACGACGTCTGGCAAAAAATCGTACGGCAAGGGCAAGACTAAAAAAGTCACTCGCCGCGCGAAAAAAGCCTAAGTCTTGTCGTTTAAAGAGGAGAGGTATTTAGCAAGCCTCTCCTTTTTTTGTTGTCGTGTTTCAAATTGAACCGTGTTGCTTGCGGCTGTTGATGCGGCAACACTATTCGTTAAAGTTCTGGGCCGGGCTGCCGACATGTTCGATTTTGGTGGTTCGCCCTCTTTGACAGAAGTCGGCGCTTCAGTCTGTGCAGCCTGGCCCCGGGCTTGACGCTTCTTGAGCGCATCCATGGCTTCAGCGCGCTTCTCATAATACTCTTCAGCGACATCCAAAGCTTGCTCGATCGAGAGAAGCTCTCCATACGGTTTTTCATCTGATTTCGTGGCCTCTAAATTATCGACAATGATTTGATAAGCTTTTGCTTGGGCGTCGTCACCCTCAAATGCGCAGTATTCGTACTTCTCAGACATCTCTTTGATTGTGTCTTTGATGTCTGACTTAAGTCCGCGAACCATTTGCTCATTATTTTGCGAGAGCTTTTGTTTTTCTTTCTCTTCGAATTCCTGACGAACGCGGTTCGTCTCTTCTTTGACGAGTTTTCGGACTTCTTCTTGGCTCAAAGATCCAGTCCCGGCCGCGCGCCCCTCCTCGACTCCTGACATCATGTTGATGAGGTCTGTATCGGAATAGCCGAGCATGCGAAATGCCGCGAGTTTATCTTTCGAGAAAGTTTCCTCGAAGAGCTTTGCCTTTGAAAGAACTTCGGAGCTCTTGGCGCGGTCGCCCTTCTCCCACTCCTCACGTTCACGCTTTAAAGCCTCGCGCTCTTTTTGAATTGCGGCCTCTTTCTTTGCAAAGATTGCCAAGCGACTGCTTTGTAACTCATCTTTTGGTTCAGCAGCCGTAATCGTATCAACCGGAACATTAACCACAGTGCCGACCGGAACATTCGGAGTTAAAAGTCCTGGCTGAGTCCCGGCCATCTTTGGATCTTGTGGATGAACTGCCGATTGAATATCTGTTATTGGTACTGCTTTAAGTGCTGCGAGCGCGCTTGCTTTAGACACGATTCACCTCTTCTAAAAATTTTCGTATTTTATTGACGTATTCTTCTGGGATAACTGAATGATCATGCTGAGAATTGCCGACGATTGTTTCGAGAAAGACCGAGGCTTGAGCCCACTTCAGATAAAGATCTAAATAGATGTCTTTTCTGATCACTGGGACGCCATCGCTAAATGGAAATTCGTCCTGCATGTCCTGAATAAACTCAGCGGAATAGTCTGCACCCGGTCGAATGAACCACTCTTTATTGCTCATTGTGGTGTCTCCGTTCCTGTTTCTGTTCTAAAGTTTGCGAATCCTGCTTGGTTTACGCCCCAGCGGAGCTCGCGCTTGGGTCGACGCTTGTCTTCAAGCATGATGAGATGCTCAACGCCGGCCTCATCTTTCCACCAGCATTCGCCACAGCGCCAAATAGCCATCGCGCGGTCTTTCCATTCGGATTTTTGACGCCTGTGTTGAGCGATGATCTTTTTTAATTCAAACATCATGTCATGAGCGCTCATCTCTTGCTGTTTCATCCAATATTCTCCGTCCGGAAACGTGAGAACGTAGGTGAGAAACAAAAGCTTCGTGCGCTTGAGATCTCGGAATTTGTTTCTGGCAACGCGAACCACTTTCATTTGAGCCTCATAATTGTGAGAATTAAGGCGATCGAGATCACAGCGAAGATTCCAAGCTCAATGCAGACGGCTAAATCACAGTGATTCATGCGGCGCCTGCGATATTCGGAATCATGTTGGAGGTCGGAGTCGGCTCAGGGTTTGCCATCGGAGCAGCCTGTCCTGGCGCTGCTCCTGGCATCATCGGGAGCATTGGCGGAGCTGTTAAGCCCTGCTCGTCGCTCAGATATCCCATCCAAGTACGAAGCATTGCGATTCTTTTCGGCGGGCAATCATTGAGCTTCGCATAGTTCATATACTCAAGCGCAACCGAACGAGCTAAAACTAAGTCCATCTCGCCATCGGGCCGAGAGTTTTTGCCATCGTAAAGAATGTCCTCGATCATTTTGCAGATCAAATCTTCAGCGGCATTAGCTAACGCATCGGCCATCTCAATGTCCGGCATGCGCATGAGTCTGCGAGCCGTGCGAGGGCTAATGAATCCAGCTTGCGCGTACTCCTGAACTGCTGCGAGTTTTGCCGCTGGCTCTTCCGGAAGTTCGGAAGTCGGGAAAGCCTTGAGCCACCACTCGTCCTCTTTCAGATCAATCTCTGCCCAATCGATTGTCTCAATGAAGTTTGTGTTTGGGAATTTCGCCTTGTAAGAGCCGCCAGTATCAGCCGCGATGTCTTTCACGACTTCGATACACTGGCGCGCGAGCTCTAAAGCCGCTCCCTCAACTCTTTGAGCGAAGAACAGCTGGCGATCATCTGCAATCTGATCGTAAGTCCGAAGGGCTGCGCCAGAATCAATCCCCTGAGGCTTCATGTTGGCCGATTGCATTTGACTAATGCCCTCTTGCTGCATTCCCTTGGCGATCAGAGAATCAATATAGGGAGAGATCTCGGCTTGGATGAACGCCGGCGTAATGAATTCTGGCTTAATCGCTCCAGACCATTTGATGATTGACGTAATATCGTTTGTGAAGTGCTGAGTCGGCACGCGGTCATTTACATGCGACAGGATCTTGTAGCCTGCGCCCATCCACATCGCGCGCTGAATTGCGATCATCAGGCGATTGATTTCGCCCTGGATGTTTTGCAGTCGCTCGCATGCGCCCTGCCCCCAGAAGCCGATTGCGCGCTTCGAATAAGGCAAGATCACGAATGGATAAAAGTCTTTTTTGTATTCTTCTTTATCGAGAATGACAGAGCTATCCGGAAGAGTAATGACCTTCATTCCGTCTTTGGCTTTTGGCCCAGACTTCAGATGCCAACTTTCCGATATGCAAATAAGATTCGCCGCCGTCGGATCGCCACCAGTATCGTCAAAATTGGCAGGCCCGCAGAGTCGAATTGCTTCTTCATGCTCAGGATAGAGGTCAATGATGGAATCGCGGTCTGCCACCTTAAGCGTGTGGAGTTGTTTCGGCACGTCGAGAACAGCGCTCTCCACAAGATCAACCAGAAACTCATGAGGAACACGGCGCTCAATCGCGACACGGTTATTGGCATCACGATAGGGGTGCAGGATACCATCGCCCCAGATGCCAGAATCACGAGTTTGATATGTGAGTTTCTCATGCGCATCTTGTTCGTAGAAAATTCCTTCGATGAATTTGGAAAGCTTCTCGGCCTTCCGCTGCATTCCCCAAATTCCACCAGAAGTAATGAATGTTGGCACGACTTTATTTTTAGCGATTTGCGCTGTCAGTGTATCAATAGCAGAACTACAGAGATTAAAACTAATGCGAGAGTTAGAAGGGGTCGAGCTTGCTGCTGTAACACGACTAAAACTAGTGCCAAGCTGGTTATAAGCCGTAGAATTTCCATAGAGTCTTGTGGAATTCGTGAGCTGGTTAAGCCTGTTGTCTTGATGTTTTGAAAGGAATCGAATAGTTGAACAAAGCTCATGCGCTAGCCTTTCATCGTCATCGAAGTTTTTCCACCAGAAATACTTTGTCCGGTCTGTCCCGTCGGTTCTCGGCTCACGAGTTGTTTTCCCGTTCACCGATTGCTTCATATTCTTACGAGAAACCTTTTGACTACTCACGAGTGGACTCCGTTTCCTCTTTGGCCTTGGCTCTTAATTCTTTTTGGACTTGCAGCTCATTGAAGTAATCAGAGCCCCAGTAAGTGATTTCTTCGTCTGTGAGATTGTCGTAGGGGCCTTCGGGCTGTGGTACATCTGGGAGACCCTGGACATTTAGTTCCATAGGGAGGTCTCCTAGTTCCATACGAATGCCTTCAACCTCGATTGACTTGAGTCCATTTTCACGAGCGAACGCGATTGCTTCTTTAAGCTTGTTTTGATCCATTTTTTTTCTTCTCTTGAATGTGTGTTCTCAGCGCGGCATAGGATTGAAGGCTTAAAATGACTTTGTTTCCTGGCATCATGTAAGCCTTTGGCGCAAAAACTGATTTGTGCGATTGCCATGGCTTCCATGGAAATTCGAAGAGCCGCTCGGCCCACGTTCTTTTGACCCGCTCATGATCGCAAACATTGTAATCTGGAATAAATTCCATGCCGTCGTGCCAAAGTGATGAGTCTTTCATCGTCCACTCTTTCTCTTGTTCACGAAGTGCATTAAAGGATCGTCGTCTGGGTCCATGTCGAGAATCGCGACTAAGTCCTCGAAGTTCTCTTGCGCTTGTTGGACCTGCGCTTGGTGATCGATTGACTCTTCCATTTGCTTAGTTTGCTGTGCGGCCCACGCTGAAGAGCCATAGGGATTTCGCACCTTCGGAGCTTGGGCGATCATTGGGCGACTCATGAGGGCGTAGCGGCACATATCGTAGGCGTCATCGCCCGAGAGAGGATCGCCGTCAGATGAATCAACTTTCAAAACATCTTCTAAGCGGTCCGGATCGTGCTGCATTCTCGTGAGCGCATCGAATGTGATGGGACATGTATTGAAAATATAGAATCGCGGGCGCCCGTCTTGGCCTTCTGGCGTAGTCTTTTGCCATGCGAGATAGTTGCGAACCTGCTGCGCGCCTTGAATGCGATCGATCTCCGCGCGTGAGAGTTGAATCTCGTGGGCTGCGAATTCTTCCGCGACCGTTGGGCTTGAGCCCTTATCGTGCGACGAAATTACATTCTTTTGGGCCCATGCGTCCCATCCGGCAACAACAGGATTGAGGAGCTTGGTGTCTTCGAATTGGTTAACGTGTTTGGAAAATTGATCAACCCGTAGCCCCGCCTTGATAAACTCCCGATAAAGGAAAACGTTTCCGTCCTCATCGTTGGTGAACCAGCCAAAAGCTGCGGGATGGTTAAATCCAAAATCGTATGCGCCGAAACGGGGCCAATGACGAGGAATGGGAAAAGGCTCAATGAAATGCACTTCTCGGCGAATCTCACCAAAGAATTGGCCCGCAAAGATGTCCCAATCACCATATCGATAGGCCTTTCGTAACGCTTCGTTTGGTTCAGAATTTAATCTGTGAACATAATCAGGATCGTTTTCGAGGAGCGCTG